CTGTGGCCAAGACTGGCGGCAGTGGCGGAACATTTACTGCTTTAGATCTAACTAAATCAATTAACAAACTCACAAATGGTGATTATAGCCTAGCAAACGGCGTAGAAGGACAGGTTATGTATCTAGTCATGCAGGACGAAGCATCACCCTCAAGCATAGGTGTTGTGGTGGCCAACTTTAGAATAGGTGGTACTGTAGGTTCAAGCGGACTACTAGTACCGTTTAAAACATTCAATGATGCCAACGCTTCATATTTTGATAGCCGTGGATTCTGTACACTGATCTTTACAGACGGTGCGTGGCAACAGAGTGGCGGATCTTGGGATTAACGAATCGTTTGTTCTTTGAGAGTTAAACAAGTATCGCACCTTCCACAGGGTGCGATATTTTTTTCACTGTACTGTGGACGACGGCACGACCAAAACATGTTACGCAATGACTCTGGTAGCATGTCGTAGATTTCACGCTTGGTCATGTTCATCACAGGGTAAATCTTTTCAGCCGTTGTAAATGCCTGTAGTATTTTATTGCCGCGGATACGTCGTTCTTCTAGGCGTTGGTTAGCATCGTTGGCCTGCATACCCATGGCAACCTTTACAATGTTAGGATTAACACTACAAACGTAACCAGCAAAGAAGTTCATGCTGTCTGTGTCAAACATAAATTTATCGCCAAAGGGAAGTGTGCCTATTTCGCTTTCACTGTAAGCAAACTTAAAACCTAAGTTCTTTAATTCTTTAGTAGCGATGTCCACAGCAATCTGTTCGGCCCGCCAACGATTTTCTGCGTTCTTGTTGTGAACATGGTGTACGTGTACAGCATAGTCTTTATACTGTTCTTCAGTTAACAGTTTGTAGACCATGCCCAGGCTATCTAATCCACCTGAGTACATGGCTAGTATTGTTAGTCGTTGTTCCATATGTAAAATGTATAAACTTCGTTAATAGGGTGTTCTTGTGGTTGCGGTGTTAGTTCTTCCCTACGGGGAAAATACACAGCATACTTAGTAGGCCAGTTGGGATTTAAGAAAGCACGAGCAATAAATCTGTTACAGTTGGGCAATACTACTTTGAGCAGATCCTTACAGAACTGTTCACCAAAGGCCAGTCCACCGTCTATTATTACTGTATCCCAATGTTCGTCTAATGTAAACCAGTCCGTATTCTTAATCTTAGGATCCGCATATTTGGGTTCTAGATCCCAGGCTTCTGTAGCTAAAGGCAATAACAGTTTAGTGCTACCTAACAGCAAAACTCTGCCCTGACAGTATCTAGCAAATACATTTACATCGTCTTCGTTAGGAGCTGCTGGCCATTTTAATCCTACCCAAAAATCTCGATCCCCGTGTATATTCATGGAATATTTATAGGTTAAATACAATATGATCGAAATTAATTTTTTACAAGGGTTAATAGTTACCCTTATACTTACTCACATCACTATTATCAGTGTAACGTTATACTTACATAGAAGCCAGGCGCATAGAAGTGTAGAATTTCATCCTGTTCTAAATCACTTTTTTAGATTCTGGGTTTGGCTCACAACGGGTATGACTACAAAGGCATGGGTAGCTGTACATCGTAAACATCACCAGTCAACAGATATAGAAGGTGATCCCCATAGTCCACATGTATTTGGCATATGGCGTTTAGTATTTGGAGGATGGAGTTTATATCACGAAGCTACAAAAGATCCTGCATTTGTTATCAAATACGGTGCTGGTACTCCTAAAGATCGCATAGAAATATTATACAGCCGTCATCACCAGGCAGGATTCTTACTGATGTTGATCATAGATCTTGTTCTTTTTGGCCTGCCTGGTCTTTTAATATGGGGTGTACAAATGATCTGGATTCCGTTCTGGGCAGCTGGTTTTATTAATGGTGTTGGACATTGGTGGGGCTATCGCAACGGATCCACAGACGATCATAGCCGCAATGTTAGTCCTTGGGGCATACTAATAGGCGGAGAAGAGTTGCATAACAACCATCACTTAGACCCAGCAAGTCCTAAATTCAGCCGTAAATCTTGGGAACTAGACGTAGGTTGGATTTATATACGCATATTAAGTGTGCTAGGTTTGGCAAAAGTCCGAACCAGCTAAATATACTAAAGAGAGCGCAATATGGCAATGCAACTGGTTAATTTAGGTACTTATGCTAACGATAACACCGGCGATGATCTACGCACGGCTTTTGTAAAGGTTAATTCTAATATAGCAGAATTATATAGCACAGTATTTGGAGCGAATATTGGAGCTGTACCGCCAACTAGCGGAGTTGAGCAAGGTGAGCTTTGGTGGAGTTCTGTAGAAGGTCGTTTATATGTATATTACGGAACAGCGTGGATTGATGCTAGTCCAGACATTCCAACAATTTATAATCTTTCTGCATCAGCTACTACTGGAGGTGCTAATTTAGATTTACTCGGCGATCCTGCAAATTCATCAGTAAAACTAGCATCAAGTACAAATATTATTGTTACACGTACCAACTCTGGCACTATTACATTATCATCACCTAGCTATACAGGCAACGTCACTGGTAACTTAACGGGAAATAGTGCTGGGACACACACTGGTCCAGTGATTGGAAATTTAACAGGAAATAGTGCTGGGACACACACTGGCAATGTTATTGGTGATGTAGCGGGAACATTAACCGGTAACTTAATAGGCGATAGCACTGGAATACATAACGGCGCTGTCTTTGGAAACGTTACTGGAAATGTCAAGGCAGCTAATGGAACTGTTATCCTTAACTCAGGAACTAACGGAACCGACGCGGTATTTACTGGCAATGTTACTGGCAATGTTACTGGCAATGTTACTGGCAATGTTACTGGCAATGTTACTGGCAATGTTACTGGCAATGCAGGTACAGTTACTAACGGTGTTTATACTACCTCAAGTATAAATGCATTAAATGATGTCGATACTGTAACAACACCGCCAACAGTTGGGCAAGGATTATTATGGAGCGGATCAATTTGGTCTCCACAAAATATTTTAGTTAACAATTTTGATTTTGGATCGTTTATACCAACCTTTACTGATCCGCTAAGTTACTTGCTTAGTCAAGTTGGTATTAATTTTGGAACATTTACATCACCGGCTGCTTTTACTATAGACGGCGGTACATTTTAAAGGTTTAGGAGAACACAATGGCATTACAAATTCGTAGAGGAACCGCAGCACAGAGAACATCAGTTACGCCGGCTGAAGGAGAACTACTTTATACAACAGATACTAAATTAGTCTACGTTGGTGACGGATCTACCGCAGGCGGTAATATAATTTCTGGCGGTGGGGGTGGCGGTGATGTTGTATCAGATACATCTCCTCAACTAGGTGGCGATTTAGATCTTAATAATTTTAAAATTATTTCAACAGGTAATGCTGATATTAATATTGATCCGGCTGGAAATGGAGACGTAGTTCTTCATGGAGATTTTAGAATCACAGAAGCTGGCAATATCACTAAAACTGGACAGTTAAACATTACACCAACATCATTTGTAAGTTTTGGTAATAACAGCACACTTGTAGATGGTAATGTGTTTATATCTCGAAATAGTTATAGTCCAGCATTTGGTGCAGGATTTACGTTTGCTCAACATCATGCTACTGCCGATGCTGTTAACTTTACATTTTATAGAACTAGAGGAACAGGATTAGCACCGACTGCTGTTAATAACGGGGACGACATTGCAGACATAAATTTCTTTGGACAAGCTTCTTCAGGAGCATCAGGTGCAGCAGCTATTAGTGTTAGCGTAGAAGGAACGCCAGGTGCTTCGCAAGTTCCTGGAAAAATTTCATTTTTAACAAACAACGGAACTAGTACCGGCGTAAGAGCAGAGTTATCAGCAGCAGGTACTTGGAAAATTAATACACTCAGTGGTCTTAGCGGAACAAGTGTATCACTTGCTGCTACTAATACTATTTCTGCTGGAAATATAGTTTTTTCTGAAAACGGTGTTACTACAACTGCTAATACAAATTTACCTATTACTGCTAGTGGTGCTGATGTTGTCATTCAAGGCAGTTTAGAAGTTAATTCATCTGGTAATTTAAATAAAACTGGTGAATTAAATATTGCTGCAACATCCTTAGTAAGCTTTGGAAATAACGCGGCTGCTATTGATGGTAATGTGTTTATAACACGTAATACTTTTAGCAGCACATTCGGTGCAGGATTTACATTTGCTCAACATCACGAAATTAGTGATGCTGTTAACTTTACATTTTATAGAACTAGGGGAACTGCAACATCAGTAGCTTCTGTACAAAACGGTGACGACCTAGCTGATATAACTTTTCAAGGCTGGGATGGAACACAACGTATTGCTGCTGCAACAATGACCACTGGCGTTGATGGATCTGTAAGTACAGGCAAAGTTCCAGGTAAATTCCAATTTTTCTTACACGACGGTATAACATCTGGATTAGGTGGTATAAAATTACGTGCAGAAATGCGTGCCGACGGTAATTTTAGAATTGATAAGTTAGCTGGATTATCAGGATCTAATATAACAATTGACACTGGACATACAGTTAGTATCGGTGATGTTAGGTTGTCTGCAAGTGGTTTAAGTACAGTAAATTCCAATGCTAATTTGTACATTACTGCTAGTTCAGCAGGACGAGTATACTTAGATAATCTAGCATGGCCAACAGGCGACGGTGGTGTTAACCAAGTACTTACTACCAACGGAGCTGGTAGTTTATATTGGAGTACTCCTGGTGCAGGAACAGGATTAGGTTCACGTAGTACAGCATTTGCAACTACTGGTAGCCTAGCTGATGCTGCTACTGGAAATATAACCATAACAGGTTATAAAGCATATGCATT